ACAGCTCATACTATTTCAGAATAATCAGTGGTATTGCTTGACTCATTTCTCTAATTTAAAGAGGAACTCAGGCTTAGCACTTAGGCTTTCCATTTTAATCTAAAACAGTATGCATCCTGTAATAGAACCACAAGATGTAAACATCTCTGTATTGTTCCTCTAATTTAATGTTTTTATTCTTCTACTATACTACCACCATCTGAATGCATAGCACAGTAGTATGTACCAACAAGCATTAGTATTGCTGCTGGGATTTCCCATAATAAATGATATTCCATATGTTCTAAGTATTAAATGATTAATATAAAGTTACCTACATCAGTAGCGAGCTGATGTAGGATTACAGTTAATGCAGGCACCTACTAATAGATGTTACAGGCATTGTTCCAGGACTGTTAACTCCTCAAGTTTAATCCCACAACTTTTAGTGAAGTGGGTCATTATGATTCCATAATGTATTCAGTTATAAAGCATTTCACGCATTTGGTGATTCCGTCCTTATAACCTATAGTTACAATCTTTTCTTTACCTCCGTCTTATTCAGTATACTAAATAAGAGACCTTTGTTTTCGAGGGGTTATGTGGGTTCACGTCCTAACTGATTGTGACCACGCGTCCTGGGACTTGTAGTATTACTACTACCTTTATAAGTTTAAGCTATAATTAATTATAAGCCTTGCTAATCAACGTCCTCTTAGAACTGCTGATTAGCGTTGCTAACGGTTTGTAACAGAAGAAAGTTACACAACAATTAGCCTTTGAGCCACGCATAAAGTCTATGCGTTAGGATTTACGGTCCACGAGCGTGGTGTCCGCACTCCATTATGAATGATGTAATCCATAACTTCACAGTGTTATGAGTCCTAATAGGACTCTGGTTAAACAATTAATACGAATAGAGTATGCACGCGACACACGTTTGGAGTATGCACGTAACACGCGACAAGGGCCGAGGCCCTAAGCCTCACTCCTAGAGTGAGAACTTAGCAGTCCCTGCCTTGTTAGTAACCCAGTAGATTACCTCGTCAGCGTCCACGCTGAAATCGTCTCCGTCTGTAGCCAAGTAAGCGTGAGCGGTAAGCTCAGGGTCAAAGTCTACTGTAGTGATGAAGATGATGCCTGTTGCGTCGTCTGATGCTACGTTACGTCCGCTCTCGTTAGTAGATGCGAAGAAGTCTAGAGTAACGATTCCGTGCTGTGCTTTGATGTCTGATAAAAGTGCCATAATTTTGAAGTTTTGATTTAATGAATGCAGGGGACTAGTTCCCCCGCCAAGCTTTAGCGAGGGTCGTTGATGGTGTTGGTAACCATCTCTACATCCACAACAAAAAAAATATAATAGGGGGGATGTTTTTTAGAAATTTTGTAACTTAAATAGAAAGCCCTGGATGAAAAATAATAAAAAGGATAGGATCAATATTTATAAGAACTATATTAAGAAGTTAAAAGAGATAGCTTATTTAAATAGAATATTCTGTAAATTAAAGAAGTATGATAGTTAAAAGAGATAGTTTCTTACCTATAGGTAATACCTATATAAGAGTTTTTCACATTACTTTTATAACCTAGAGTCCTGATACTAAAGGACTTAACCCAAAATGGACTGTTACAAACGGTTGGCTACTACTGTTACATACGTAATAGTCCAACTGTTATGTTTAGTATGATTACTACTATCATAAACGTAACAGTAAGCTTACATAGTGAAAATATTTGACATATGCAAGAACTTTACTTACTTTTACACTCTGCTATTAAATATGTATATTCATACTATAAAATTTGTATAGTATTATATTTTTTTTGATATTTGTACTATAAACTTTGTATATTTGCAATGTATTATAATTGGAAGAGAAGAAAAAGAAAAATGATAACAGTTTATTTAGATACAAAAGAAAGTGTTCTTCTTAAGTCTAAAGACGCCACTTTTCATGTACTGTATTATATCTTGAATCAAACAGATATGGAAAGAAATACCTGGTACGCAGATAAGGAAAATAAACAGTATATAATGGGGAAGTTAGGGATAGCGCCAGTAACATTAGATAAACACATAGCTTCTCTAAAAAAGAGAAGATTAATATTGACAACAGAATCACGAGGTAAATATATGTTAAATATGAATATCTTTAGCACGTGATAAAAAGACCAAGGTTAAAACCAAAAGAGAAAAAAGAAATTTGTAAGCAATGCGATCAATGGAAACCAAAAACAAGACAATGCAAAGTATGTGGATGTTTTATGGATTTAAAAGCATTATTGAAAAAGAGATGTCCTCATCCAGATGGGGATAAATGGAAAATAAAGTATAAACAAAAAACAGAAAATAATGAGTGAAGTAAAAACAAAAGAGGCTACTGAGGTTAAAAAAGAAGAGCTATCTCCAGAACAGTTAATAAAAGAAGCTGGGGAGAAAAGAGAAGGTATAAGGATGCAATGCGGAAAAGAAATAGATGAGGTCCTTAAGAAGTATAATTGTGAACTGACAGCACAGATGCTTATAAGTGAGAGAGGAGCAATTCCTCAAGTATTTATTGCAGATGCCCGTAGTACATAAATATGAGAACTCAGAGTTAGATATTTTAATAGAAAAAGAACTGCTTATAAGAGAACAGTTTGATGAGTATCTACATACACATGAAGCAGAAATAAGTGTTCAGTATTTTATAAATAATAAATCTGAATTAGTATTCATACTAGAAATAACAATAGACTAATGGGAACTAAACAAAAACTAAAAATTGCTAAAGAGATACTAGCCACAATATTTTTAAGTGCGTCAGAACAATCTTTAGCATTGGGAGTACAGTTCAAATATGAAAGTTATCCTGTGGAAGAAAAAGACTTTAAAGGGTGGAAATTTGAAGTAATTGTGTCAGAAGCAGGATACCCTCCTAAAGCTGTTCAAGAATTTAGATTTACAAGACCAAATAATATTGATCCTGCAAATATGGAGTATAATGTTATTTTAGCAGTATTATCTTCTTTAACACAAACAGCAATGTTGAGCTGGCTTCATTTAGGAAAAATGTTAATAACAGACAAAGAGTTACAAGAAGAAGTTAAAGATTTATGATTAAAAAAATCATATCGTTACCAACGAATGACAGCAAAATCTACAGACAAATCCTCGCGTTTCTAAACTTCATGCTGGAGCTTACTCCACAAGAACGCGAGGTTTTAGCTGAATTAGTAAGACTGAATCATGAGTATGAAGCACTCCCTGCAGAAAAGAGAGCTAAGTTTATACTTAGTACTGATATGCGTAAAGAAACCAGGGAACTATTAGATATAGAAGAAAAACAATTCAATGGAGTAGTAGCAAGACTTAAGAAGAAGACCTTTTTAGGAAAGCCTATTATGAACAGTCAAAATATTATCCATAATGAATTGTTATTTAAACCTGATAAAGAAGGATATAGAATAGAGATTAATCTGGTAAACAAAAAGAATGCATCAAACAAAAAAGTGGTTAGTATTAAACCAAAAGCAGAGAAAGAAGAGCCCGTTGAAGAAGCTGTTAAGATTAAAATCCCTAGCTAGTTTAGATGCAGGATCAAAAAAAGATATTAAATGAAATAGCAAAAACTCACGGCATTCCAATAATGGTTGCTGAAGAAGTCTTTTCTCTTTTCATTAAAAAGATAGTAGAAACAATAAGCGATCCTGATAAAAAGACAGAAGAATTATATGATGTAGAAAAGTTTAAAACTATCCATATAGATAATTTTGGTAAATTTAAACCTAATATCAGAAATATAAGACATGCAAATAGTTGTCTGGAGGCGAGAAAGAATAAGAAATGAGAATCAATTTTGAGAATAGCTTCTGGGATGAATATCCTGAACTCATCATACCTAACAAGTTTAACGAAATCTATAATAAAGATAAATCCAAAAACAAAAGTAAGAGCTCTAGGATAATGTGGGCAATACATCTTCACAGTCATCCTGAATCTAAATTATATAATCTATTAGACAAAGAAGAAGTTATAGCAAGAGACTTTATTAAAGAAAAAAGCTTTAAATGGGAAACTTATAAAGAGCATTTAGAGTTATATAGGAATGTAGTACTAACGCCTGCAGAGCGTGCGCTACAAAATTGGGACGAGATAATGTCACTTAGAGATAAAGGAATTAAAGAATTTTATGTAGGCGCTATAGAAGAGAAAGACGCTGATGTTATTCTAAAACTAGATAAAGCTTTAGCAGCTACTCCCAAAATGTTTGATGATTATAAAAGGATTAAAGAATCATATGAGGAAGAGAAGACAAGAAAGAAAGGAACTCGTATAGCATCTTTATCAGATTCAGATGAAATATGATTGAAAGCAGTAACTATATATTAGAAGAAATACCAAACTATCATCCTGAACTTCAATACTACGAGAGAATTACCTTTTGGCAGGATCAAAAAAAGAGATGTGTAGAAGGGTACTGGATAGGAGGTCGATGGATGCCTGGTCCGTTATATTATTATGTAAATTTCCATAACATTCTATTTGAAGATGAGACGTCAGTTGCCCAAGCATTAGGATTACCTTGGCTTAGAGATATCGATTGGGAGATCTTTTTATGTTATGAAGAATGTAGAGGATTCTCAGGATTCACTGAAGATACCCAAAACACTTGCCATAGATGGTTTGGTCCTGAAAAAGAAGAAGCCATAAAACTAGGAAGGATAACAAAAAAAGAAGCAGACTCAAAAACCTATATGCCTGCAAGAGAGTATCTGCATAGAAACCACGGAAAGGATTTAGGAAAGCCTTTATATAAAAATGAAGCTAAACATTTTATTTCTATACAATCTAGGGGAGGAGGAAAATCCTATATGTCTTCTGGAATAATGAACCATAACTTCATCTTTGATGGAGCAACCAATTACGAAGAGTATTTAAAGAGGAAGAAAGAAAAACAATATATAGCATCTGATACTATAGTAGGAGCAATTGATACAAAATTTACAGAACCACTTATTAAGAAAACTAAAGCAGCCTTTGAACATTATCCTGGATCCTATAGAATAGGCGACGAGTTCTATCCTTCACCACTAATGGTAGGCTACACAGGCTCATTGGCCCCTAACAGGGAATACGCATCTCGTACATGATCTCTATTAAGACACAGAACATTCAAAGATAATCCATTAGCAGCCAATGGTACTCGTCCTAACTTATGTGTATTAGATGAAATAGGATTTATGTCTAATATTAAAGAAGCATGGGGAGCGATCGAAGCAACACAAGCGTCGAAACAAAAGAAGAACTTGGTCATATGGGCCCTAGGAACAGGAGGTCTAGTGTCTGGACAAGCTGCTCTGTATGCAGAGTCTATCTTCAGAAACCCTGAAGAATATAACTGTGTAAGCTTTAACGATACTTACGAAAATAGAGGACGTATAGGCTACTTCGTTCCTTACTGGAAAACACTAAATGAGTTTAAAAAAGGTCCTGATAGAGTTACAGATGAATCACTAGCAAGACAATATATCCTATTACGAAGAGAAAAAGCAAAGAAAGCTAATGATACTTCAATATATCATACTGAAATAATT